AGACACTACAAGCCGCAAATTCTCCTCTTTCCATTGGGGAAAGTGGTAGGGACACCACTGGGGAAAATCTCCCCATAGAGAAAGAGATAGATAAAGATAAAGAGAAAGATAAAGAGATAGAGAACGGAGTAAGAGATAACGGCAGCGGCGGTTTTCCGGCTGCCGACCCCGGATTGGCCGAGATTGTCCGGTCTTTCGAGGACAACATCGGCAGCTTTCCCCCGGCCGCAAAGGATTCCTTGCTCCAATGGCGGCAGATTTTCACGGATGACCTCATCCTGCTGGCTATCAAAAAAGCCGCACTGTCTGGCGTACATAAATGGAACTACGTCAACGGCATCTTGAAAGCATGGAAGAATGAGGGCGTGAAAACCCTTGGCGATGTGCAAGCCCGCGACCAGCGGCGTAAACCAGCAGCAGACCAGCAGCCGAAGAGGTCCGCCGCCGAGGACTACGATTTTATTTTTGGAGGCTCAAATGACAGTTGAATGTTTGAAAAGCTCAATGCTGCGCATTGAGCGGTATTTCGGGAAGGAACTCTCGACCGATGAGCGTACAGCACGAGCGGAAGTATACGCCGCTGCACTGAAAGAAATCCCGGACGATGTGGTTTCGGCGGCTCTTGTAAAAGCGCTGACGGTCTGCCGCTATCAGAACCAGCTCCTTGTGGACTGGTGTGCGGAAATCCGCAAGATTCAGGATGTTGGGCGTCCAACGGCGAACGACCTCTGGAACGACGCTGCTGTGGCCGCACGGAAAATCGAAGCAAACCTTTACTATATGCACATCGGTGGCCTGATTACGGCTGATGGCAAGCTGAACCGCGACGATTTGAAGCGCCGCAATACTGAAATCTTTGCGGCTCTCCCGGTGGCAGTACAGCGGTGGGCTGGCTCCCCGGAAGATTTGAGCGACATTTTTTCCAGCCGGAGCACAGCAGATCTGCGGCAGTTCGTCCGGCCGGGGTTCGACCGGACCGTGGCCGACGCCCCCATCGAGAGCTTGAAACCTCCGGCACTGCCCGGCGGCGCAGCAGCACAGATTGGAGGTTG